GTTGTACTAGCTGACCCGACAAGCAGTTTATAGATACCACCGACCAAGAGAGTGAAGCCACTACCTACGTTTAGCTTTGTTGCTGGTGTACTGACTCCTGGCTTGTCTTGGTTAATCATATCTATCGAGAGTCTACGTACGTTGGTGTTAAGATTGCCACACTGTCAGTGTTTCTGTTATCGAACGTCTGTTTCATCTTGTCATCCTCTACCTGTCGTTCTACCGATAGGGCATTAAGGTTGTCTAGTCCTAGTGTCATTGCTCCGTCAAAGGCTGCTGCTATAACGAATCCTCTGTGTAGTAGTGGTGATACACCTGGTTCTTTCGTTGTGTCGTTAGCATCAAAGTATGACGCTGATCGTTGGAAGTAGAACTTTAGTCCTGCTGTCACTGATGTCTCTGGTGTTGGGTATAGACGGATAATGTTGTCTGCAATCTTGTCGTAGTACAACGGTGTACCCTCACTGCTTTCAAACTCATCTAGTGCACCACTTATCTGAGACTCGTCGATAGGAGTCAGCTGAGAGTAGTTACCTGCGCTGTCTAGCATGTCGATACGTAGTAGGTTGAGGATAGAGTTACCTTGTTCGTCAGTTAGGAAACTGTAGTCCTTCTGAGATGCAGTAAGGTCTGTAGTACCGATAGGTAGCTTTGAATGGTTAGTATCGTCAAACTGGAATAGTCGGTCAGCCCCGATAGCGTAGCCTGTGATGGTGTCTAGGTAGTTGTTACAACTGTTTACTATCTGATAAGTAGGCCACTGTGTAGCATCAACACGCATCATTGAACGAGCCTGTTGTACGATTCCTAGATTGTTTGTTACGTCTGAAAATACCATGTGTGTTAATTAAGTTACTGTAGCCAAGACCCTACCGAAGTAAGGTCTTGAAACAGAAAGTTAGTCAGGGACTACTGCTGTGGCAACTGCGCCAATAGCTGTGAATCCTTGTCCCATCCATCCGATTGTATTATCAATCTTGGTGAATCGGTGAATCTGAGTAGCTGTGAGTAGATACTCTTTTGTGCCGTCAGAGTTCTCTGAGTTAATTTCTTCGTCTGAGCCTGCTGGTGTACGAACTTCACAGTTCGCTGCTCCTGCTACGATAGTTACTACGTGTCCGTCTTCTACTGATGCAAGTGATGGAAGTGTTACAAAGTCTGTAACGCCGGTCACATTAGCTCCAAGTCGTACTGAGGTAACTCCTGCTTCGATGATGTTCAACGCACTCTCTGAGTCGTCAGGTGTAAGACTGAAAGCCTTAACTTGTACTGCCTCGAATAGTGGTCGTTTTCCTTGTGATAGTGCCATAATGTTTTATGTTAGTTGATAAAGTTTATCTTCCTACTTAAAACTAAGCTACTAGGATATCGAATAAAACTGGTACCATCTTTGTCCAAGCGACAAACTTGTTGTCAACTCGTGATTCTAGACCAACACCTGAGATTTGCTTCTGTGCAACAACAGGGTTGATGATAGTCTTTACTCGTCCGTATGTGCTTTTCACGATACCTACCATGAATGCTTCTTTTACACCTCCGAACACGTGTCCAGCTGCGTGCTTTGATGAACTGTAGTGTGTAATTCCTAGGTATACGAATCCTCCGTTTACTTGTGAGATACCATTCTTTAGTACCATGTCAGCTGTGTTGAATCCTTCTGCTGATGCTAGTGCTTCTACTTTTTCGTAATCTGATTCTCGCCATACGATGAATCCACCATTACGAGCAAGCATGTCTCCACCTCCTGCTGTACGGATAGCTGTCTTCATAGCTCCGATGATAGTTTTGATGTTTGATACTGAAACAGTGATGTTTCCAGCAGCTCCACCGATTGATGCGTTGTCAAAGTTTGTCCATTGTGCGTGCTCTGCAAGCATTTGTGTTTCAACTTTTTCGTTCAACATTGTACCCATGTTTTCTGCGATCTCCATGAAGTCTGAGAAAGTTTTTTGCGCTAGGTCAGCGTCGTCGATGTGCTGTGAAGTACCAACGTATGTGTTGATAGTTACAGAATCATCTACAGTTGCTACTGCTGTAGAATCGTATCCAGTTCCTCGTGTTCCTGTGTAGACAGTTGCGTCTGTAAGGTAGGGGTTCTTTAGGATTCCTGTGTTTGTGTACTTTACTTTTAGAACATCTTTCCAAACTGTAGGTGCGTCAAGACGTTCCTGCAATGTTGTTTCGATTTCTATTGTTGGGATAATAGCCATATAATTGATTGTTTATAGTAATCAACCATACGAGTCTGCTATGAATTGTAGAATTTGCCTTGGTCTTGCTCTTTAGCTCGTCGCGCACTCACGACTTTTGCTCGCATTTCTCGCGGTACTTCTTCGATAGGTTTAGCTGACCAGTATGCTACGTCGTCTGTAGCTGCTGTGTTAGCTGCTTTACCTTTAGGCACTGCTGATGCTGTAGAGTCTAGTTGCTGCCGTTCTGATAGCTCTGATTTAAACCATCCTGAGTTCAGTGTATCTCGTAGAGATTTCCCTGAATCTGCCATGCAGTCTTGTACGAACTTGATGTCGTCGTCGCTCTCAATTCCTTTCTGTGCTAGAAAAGCATATTCTCCATAATCAAACTCATCTGATTGTGTTTGTTTCTTCTGTGCTTTCTGTGGTTTATTCTTGTTGCGGTCTAAGATCGCTTTGTTTTTGAGAGCCTCAGCCTTCCAATACTCGACACCTTGTTCTTCTTCGGGTGCTTCTTCTACTGTATCTTCTGCTACTTCCTCTAATTCTGTATCAAGGGTATCATCCTGGTTCAATTCTTCGTTGATCATAGTGAAGGTCTAGTTATTTTTGGTTACGTGTTTATCAAAGTCACGCCTTGTTAATAGTATTATACCACATCTGTACCACATACTCGGCAACGGAGTCCCGATGCTAAGCAGTTAGTACACACTGTTGGTACTGCTTTTTCTTTCTTTGCTACAGTCTTCTTGACAACGATCTTTGCTACAGCTGCTTTAGCTTGTTTAAACATAGTAAAGTGTCACATCTAGTGTTCCACCAATGGTTGCGTATAGTGCTGTGTTAAAAGATACATTTCCTAGTTCGTGGTATCCGATAGCTGGTGTGATTGTGTTGTTCAATACTGGTACAGCTGCTGTTGTCTGATCCCAGAACTTGATAGTCCCTGATGATGTACTGTTTACATACATTCCTACTAGTGTTCCAGCTGTTGATTTAATCTGTGCTGATGCTGTTAGGTTCTTATAGTTTGATGTCATATTATTCTGCTTCGTTTTGTAGTGGGCTGATTACAGCTTTCCCTACGCTTTTAATGTTGTTCAACTCATTGTAGCCGCTCTCTAATGCGTTGACTCCTTCCCATACTCCCCGTAGTTGTGCCCCCATAGCTTCGTTAGTCACTGGGTTCTCTGTACAGTGCTGTGCTAGTTGGAAGGCTCGGTTCTTCAATGGGTCTGCTGGTTTTCCAGCTTTGAGTGTCCCTTGTGAGTAGATGTGTTGTAGCACTACTTTCTTGACTGCCTCGTACATGTCTTTGTCTGCACAAAAGGCTTCGATTTTAACTATTTCTAGGTCGTTGAGATATTCTTGCATATTATTGTGTTAGTTGTTCTGGTAGCTGTGGAGCTTGTGGTGCTTGGGCCTGTGCTTCCCCTTGTGCTACTGCTGAGTCCTCTGGAGTAGTAATCTGTGTAAAGTCGATTGCACTCATACCTGATTCTTCTAGTAGCTCGTTGAAAGCTTTACCGATACCAGGAATCTGTTGAAACGCCTGTGGGTTCGCAATGATCTCTCTGATGATGTTGGTAATCTTGTCTGCGTTCTGCGCCATTCGCTTCTGCTTCCCTTTGATATTGATAAGTACATCCATTGGTAAACCGTCTAGTTCACCCTTTAGTACCTCCATAAACTTACGAGAGCCACCTTTCATAAACTCTGCTTTTTTAATCTTGATTAGCTCGTCGCGCACTTCTGGAGTTGGCATCTTGTCGTCCAAGATTAGTTGCATTATCTCACGGTTTGCAGCATTAGTCGCTACCTTTTCAGAGATTTCTAGCATCTCATCCATAGTCAATTCCTCTGAGAATGTCTTGCCAGCGTTCATATCTTTAACGAGATACTTTAGGATTAGGTCACGGTAAAGAACATCCGCAAAGAACGTAGCAATCTTACCCTGTCGATACTCGTGGATTCCCTGACTCTCAGTGATAACCTTATTTTCTAGTGCAAACGGTGTACCAGACACAGGGTTGATACCTAGTTGTCCTTCTGATGCTGAACCTAGGATACGTGCGTTCTCTGTCTGTGCTTGCTGTTCCTCTCGTAGTGCACCTAGGTTTTGTAGTGTGCCGTCCAGTCGTGATGTGGTTGCTCCTTTCTCTTGGTGTAGCAGTGTGTTGTTCTTTAGGTCAGTTAGTTTCTGTCCTCGTAGCTGTTCACTATCAGTAACCATTACGTTGATAGCTGAATCAAGTAGTTCTTTGATTTTGATACCTGCATAGTTAGCCCACACTTGCGGGTCAAACATTCGTTCTACTACAGATCGTCCACATGCTCGTCCTTTAGAACGTACACCATCAATCTTTAGGAACTTAAAGTTATCAGCTAGTGGTTTATCCTTTCCTTTGAATAGAGTAATACCTTGCTTCTTGCCTGACTCATCTGTGTAATAACAAACGATGTGCATTTGTGGTACGTACTTGTCTTTGTTCCCGTCATCCTTTAACCATGATTCAGGTAGATTACCTCGTAGCTCGAAACACTCGATGTTCTTGCTTGGTAGTTTAGCTTCTTGGTCGTTAGCTAGTGCTACTTTCTTACTTGCTGTAGATAGAACAATAGCTTTGTCGATAGCATCAGCATCCCATTTCCCTTTAAACTCTGTAAGGTCTGCAACGGAATAATCGTGTTGCATACAGATAGGCCCTTGTGATGCGTCCACCTGGTTACAGAACGCTAGAGTCTTTAGGTCTACTACCTCTGGGCGTGTCTGGTTTACGTCTTTTACAATCACTAGGTCGTAGATGATA